CCGATTCGTTCGGGCACGATCCGCTTTGGCGGTCGTACGGTGCGCAATACCGGAGTTGTTGTGCTGTCGCAGTCTTACGACACGGGTGTCGTGACTGCCGGGGTCAGCAACGTTGATGCGCAGATGGGGCTGCTGCCGCAGGGGGCGCAGATCCTTGATATCACGGCGGATCAGGTTGTCGTGCCTGGAGGCACGTCGACTGCGACCATCTCGGTCGGTACGACCTCGGGTGGTGCGGAACTGATGGCTGCGGTGGTCACGACGGGTGGCGGGCGCTTCCGGGGCACGGCTTCGGCGGCGACGCAGCTTGCGTGGCAGACCTCCACCACGGCGGATACGCCGGTGTTCGTGCGCTATGCAGTGGGTACGGCGGCCGGTGTGGGTCGTGCGGTCATCACTGTGACCTACGTGCAGCGGGCGCCGGACGGTGCGCAGGCTCCGACCACGACCGAAGTCTGATCCCTGATCTCTAGGCCCTGCCCGTAGGGGTGGGGCGGGAGCCGCATGTGGCAAAGACCAATTATTCCCCGACGTTCCCGATGTTTCCGGGGGACGCCGCTACCGTTACGCCCAGCGATACTGTGAATTTCCCCGAGTCGTCGGTGGTGTTTTCAGGTTCCGGGGGCACAATCCGTGTGCTGACTGCGCAGGGTACGGACATTACGTTTACTAATGTCCCGGCGGGATCCGTCCTGCCGGTGCAGGTGCTTCGCGTCTTCAGTTCGACTACGAACGCGACGAATATTCGGCGTATTTTCTGATGGCTTTTGCCGTTGCTTTTGGGCTTCCCTACTGGACGCTTCTTTTCGGCGGCTCGTCCGGTTTTACCGTCCTGCCATCCGCCGGTACGCCGTCCTATACCGTCACGCTCACTGTGCTGGACAGCGCTGGTACGGGTTTCACCGTGCCGCAGGCTGTGTTGGACAGTGCTGGCACCAGCTATAACCCGGTTTGAGGTAACGCATGGCCGCTTTTGAAGTCCTTGCACTCGACACCGCTACCCCGCAGATTCGTGCGCCCGGTACCGGTGACACCTACACCGCGCCGCGTGCGTTCGCGCTCAGTCCTGCGTCGCTGACGGGATCGGCCGCCACCGTTTCGTTCGATATTGCGCAGACGTGGAACACGACGGGCACCCCCACGGCGCTAAAGCTTAACGTCACCGACACCGCGTCGAACGCGGCCTCGCTGCTGATGGATCTGCAGGTAGGTGGCAATACATGCTTCTCAGTCAGCAAGACCGGCGCGGTCAACGAGCCGGCAGTGCGGCAGATCCTGCGCACCGCAATCGTCACAGGCACTGGTGCCGATAACGTAGCCGTGGGGCCGAGCACTCTGGCTGCGAATACGACCGGGTGTCAGAACGTCGCGGTGGGGGCCAGTGCGCTTTGCACCAACACCACGGGCAACTGCAACAGCGCGGTGGGGGCCTGCGCGCTCCGCTGCAACACCACGGGCTTCAACAACAGCGCGGTGGGGGTCAATGCGCTCCTCGCCAACACCACGGGCAGCAACAACAGCGCGATGGGGCGCGATGCGCTCCGCTGCAACACCACGGGCTGCAACAACAGCGCGATGGGGGTCAATGCGCTTTGCGCCAACACCACGGGCAACGACAACAGCGCGATGGGGGCCAGTGCGCTCCGCTGCAACACCACGGGCTTCAACAACAGCGCGATGGGGCTCCAGGCGCTTTGCGCCAACACCACGGGCGGCAGCAACAGCGCGATGGGGGTCAATGCGCTTTGCGCCAACACCACGGGCACCTTCAACAGCGCGATGGGGGTCAATGCGCTCCGCTGCAACACCACGGGCTGCAACAACAGCGCGGTGGGGGTTAATGCGCTCCTCTGCAACACCACGGGCTGCAGCAACAGCGCGATGGGGGTCAATGCGCTCCGCTGCAACACCACGGGCTGCGAGAACAGCGCGATGGGGGTCAATGCGCTTTGCGCCAACACCACGGGCAACTTCAACAGCGCGGTGGGGCTCCAGGCGCTCCTCTGCAACACCACGGGCTTCAGCAACAGCGCGATGGGGGTCAATGCGCTCCGCTGCAACACCACGGGCGGCAGCAACAGCGCGGTGGGGGTCGATGCGCTTTGCGTCAACACCACGGGCAGCAGCAACAGCGCGATGGGGCTCCAGGCGCTCCGCTTCAACACCACGGGTTGCTGCAACAGCGCGGTGGGGGTCGATGCACTCCGCGCCAACACCACGGGCAGCAGCAACAGCGCGATGGGGCTCCAGGCGCTTTGCGCCAACACCACGGGCGGCAGCAACAGCGCGATGGGGGTCAATGCGCTCTTCTGCAACACCACGGGCAGCAACAACAGCGCGGTGGGGTTTCAAGCGCTCTGCTGCAACACCACAGGTACAGACAACAATGCGATAGGCGCCAATGCGCTCCGCTGCAGCACTACGGGCGCTAACAACAGCGCGATGGGGCGCGACGCTGGCTGCGCAATCACCACCGGCAGCACGAATATCGCAATCGGTCATCAGGTCCAGGTCGACAGCGCGATCGGCAACAACCAGATCAACATCGGCGGCCGGTATTTCCACGACCGATTCATCTACACCGAGCGGGCGGCCGATCCTGCTGCGCCAGCGGCCGATAACGTCATCGTGTACGCCAAGGACAACGGCAGCGGCAAGACTCAACTGATGGCGCTGTTCGCAACCGGCGCTGCGGTGCAGATCGCGATCGAGCCGTGATGCTGAACACCTACGTCATCGAGGGCGGGATCGGCAAGTGCACGGCATTCACCGCGCTGATCCCGCGGCTTGCCGAGAAGGCCGGCCAGCCGATCCAGATCTACACGCCGTACATCGACTGCTTCGCGTACAACCCGCACGTGAAGATGGCCTACGAACAGTCGCTGCCTCTGACCCATCCCGGGATCATGGCGAGCGACAACATCTACTACTGCGAGCCGTACAAGTCGAACTTCATGTTCGGCCGGCAGCATCTGATCGAGGCCTACTGCGACCTCTTCCGCGTCGACTACGATCCCGGCATGCGGCCGAAGCTCTACACCGCGCACCTGGAAGATCGTGCGAGGCAGTGGCGAGAGAAGAACGGCATTACTGGGCAGTACCTGATGGTGCAGTTCTCCGGCGGGCAGACGCCGGTTGGGTTCAACGCGCACAACCAGTACGCAAGCCACAACCCGGGGCGCAACTATCCGCCGTACCTCGCGCAGCAGGTAGTTGACATGCTGCGTGCCGTGTACCCGCAGGTTGCGATCATCAACGCGACGCTGCCCAATGAGCCGGGGCTCGCCGGCACGATCCAGTGTCCGGAGCCGTGGGCGGTACTGCACGAGATGCTGAAGGGCGCGGTGGGGTTCGTCGCGATCGACTCCTGTTTGCAGCATTTCGCGGCCAGCGTCGGCAAACGTGGCGTGGTGCTCTGGGGCTCAACGCGCTGGGTGCAGTACGGCTATCCGGAGAACGCTAACCTGCAATATCACATGGGCGAAGCTTGGGACGAATCCAAGTTCGCGCACGAGGATCCGCGAAACATCATGGTTGACCCGCAGCGCGTGGTCGACGCCTTCAACCGAGTGAGGAACCAATGATTACTCTGACGATCACTGATAAGCGGCTACTGGCTGGAGTCGACGCGAACAAAGGACAGAACGAACCGGATCAGACCGCCGAGCAGTACATGCAGGCGTGGCTTGATCAGATTGTCGACTCGTGGGCGGTAGCGCACCGGATCGGGATCGTCAGCAGCGGCGACTACGTGCTGCGGTTCACGCCTGATGAGAACGCTGCGATTGGTGCCGCCGCACAGACTGACGAGATCGTCGCTGGCGCGCTGGCCCGCGTACGCGCGGTGCAGGATGTCGTGCTGTATTCGGACGAAGTGGTGCAGGGCGTGGGCTACCTCGTGGCGCAGGGTTTGCTGACGCAAGCGCGGGCTGACGAAATTCTGGCGTACTAAAATGGCTAAGACGCCAGCTTGGTCTCGAAAAGAAGGTCAGAGCCCCAGCGGCGGGCTCAACGCCAAGGGGCGTGCTTCTTACAAAGCCGAAACGGGGGGCACGTTGAAGCCGCCAGCGCCGAATCCGAAGACCCCCAAGGACGCAGCGCGACGCAAGTCGTTTTGCGCTCGTAGCGCGGGGCAGGCTAAGATGTTCCCTGACGCGGCGAAAGATCCGAATAGCCGGTTGCGGAAAGCCCGTAAGGCGTGGAACTGTTGACATGGCGTCTCCCAAACCTACCAACCCCGCTTTATGGTCTCGCGTGCAGGCCGAGGCTAAGCGTAAGTTCGATGTCACGCCGAGTGCCTACAGTAATGCGTGGGCCTCCAAGGAGTACAAAGCGCGAGGTGGTGGGTGGTCTGGGCCGGATAACCGGGTGAAGAAGCGTGGCTAAAAGTGGGCTGGGGAAGTGGTTCGGCGAGCGCTGGATCGATACGAAGACCGGCAAGGAGTGCGGTCGCTCCGGATCCGAGAAGTCGTCCCGTGCCTACCCCGCCTGCCGTCCGGCGAAGGCCGCCAAGAAGCTTACTTCTGAACAACGACGTATCATGGCTGACAAGAAAACTGGTCCGCAACGCCAGTCATGGCCGGTGAGTCCTTCGGGGGTGCGCAAGAAATGGAAATGATGCTATGGAACGTCGTGCTGACCATCCTCTTCGGAGTGCTGGCGTACATTATGAACGATAAGTTTTCCGAGGTGTCTCGGCTGGGGCAGCTTTTGAATCGCACGCGGGAAGAGATGGCGCGGGACCATATCACCAAAGCTGATTTTCGTGCGGATATTCAGCAACTGCTGTTTCGCTTTGACCGGCTGGAGAAGAAGATCGATCGGTTGGCGGAATCCGGCGCTCACGAGGAATGACCATGCCCTCCTCCACTCCCAAGCAAGCCCGCTTCATGCAAGCCGTTGCCAAGAGCCCGGCGTTTGCGAAAAAGGTTGGCGTGCCTCAAAGTATCGGCTCTGAGTTCGCTAAGGCGGACCGGCGTCGCGTAGCGCGACCCAGACCTACGCTGCAAAAAATCAACCGCCCCAAAACGTCTCACGGGGCGAAGACCAAACTCTTCTGAGGTGCGTATGGCTAAGATGCCCAAGCCTTTTCGCAAGCGCTTCGACGATGGAGGCATCGTCGAGCGGACTTTTTCTGACGATGAACCGGTGCGAAGCCGGTTCGGTAAAGATATGCTGGATAAGGCGCGGGCGTATACCGCGTTGGCGCGTGAGCCGATGCCGAGCCCTAAAGCGGCGGCTAAGGCACCTTCCAGGGCGGCTCCGCGGCCTGCGCCCAAGGAAGAACCTCGTCGCAAAGCAGAGTCTGCCCCTGCCCCTGCCCCTGCACCCAGGGCAGCTACGCGAACGATGTCTGCTTCGGATGCGGACAATGCGCTCGGGGTGAAAGCGGCCTCTTCGGAGCGCCCGGTGCGTGCGGGGACGTTGGAAAACCCGCTTTCAGGTGGCCCAGGTGCGGGGACGTTGGAAGACCCGGAGTATCGGAAGAAGCTTGAAAAAGAGCAGGCGGTTCAGCGCGTTGCTCCAGCAGCGATGCTTCTCGGCGGCAAGGCGCTCGCCGGTGCGGCGCTGGCGCGTTCTGTGGGCAAACGGGCTGCGGCAACGATGAGCGCAGCTGCGAAACGTGCGCAAGAAGCACGAGCAAGCAAGGCGCGGTTGGCTGATATGATGCAGCGGTCGAACGAGCGTCTTGCTGATGCAAAGCGTGCTGCTGCTGCAAAGGCTGCACGTCGCAGAGCGCCGGAAAGACCCCCGCCGCGCGATGCGGATGAGGCGCGTATGAGTGGTGAGGGCGGGGGGTTTCGTAAGGGCGGTAAAGTTCGAGGTCATGGGGTTGCCCGCAAGGGCTTTACAAAAGGAGTAATGCGATGAACGACCGCAAGAAGATGATGGGCGATATGTCTGTCGCGATGAAGAAGAAGAAGCAGATGCCCAAGCCGATGGGCATGAAATCCGGAGGTATGGCGAAGTACGCCCGGGGTGGTGGCATCGAGCGCAAGGGCAAGACACGCGGGACGATGTGCTAAGGAACGATCATGCCGGTTGAGACCTCCGGTACTGCGACGTTCAATCTTGACGTCAACGAGCTGCTCGAAGATGCTTTTGAGCGGGCGGGGGCTGAGATGCGTACGGGTTATGAGTACCGTACGGGGCGGCGCAGTCTCAACCTTCTGCTGATGGAGTGGGCGTCCCGAGGCATCAATCTCTGGACCGTCGATCAGGGCACGATTGCGCTCACGACTGGTGTTGCGACGTACAACCTGCCGGTGGATACCGTTGACCTGATCGAGCATACGATCCGTCAGAACCCTGGGAATGTTGCCACACAGGTCGATATCAACATCAGCCGGATTTCCGTCTCGACGTACTCGACGATACCCAACAAGCTCGTGCGCGGGCGTCCTATCCAGATTTACATCAACCGACTAAGCGGTGCGCAGTATCCTGCGCCCACGGGGGTCGTACCTCCGACGGTCACTGTTTGGCCGGTGCCGCAGGACAACTCCTATACGCTGGTGTATTGGAGGCTGCGCCGCATCCAGGATGCGGGGGATGGCGTCAACGTGCAGGATCTGCCGTTCAGATTCCTGCCTTGCCTTGTTGCCGGGTTGGCGTACTATATCGCCATGAAGCTCCCGGATGCCCAGCCTCGACTGCCGATGCTGCAGGCGGAGTACGAGCGTCAGTGGGACTTGGCGTCGTCTGAAGATCGAGACAAGGCTCCGGTGCGGTTCGTGCCGCGCAATACGTTCTACCGGTGAAGCAATGCCAAGCAGGTTCACTTCTGGCAAAACTTCGATCGCGGAGTGCGATCGTTGCGGGATTCGTACGAAGCTATCGGAGCTTCGGCCTCTCACGATCAAGACGAAGCAGGTTAATATCCGCGTCTGTAGGGAGTGCTGGGAGCCCGATCAACCGCAACTGAGTCTTGGGCTATACCCGGTAAACGACCCGCAGGCAGTACGAGACCCGCGTCCGGATACGAGTTACCCCGAGAGTCGGGCGCTGGTAGACCAGATTCAGATTGGAGTTGGGGTGTCTTCTAATATCGGGACGTTGTTTGGCATCATTACGTAGGAATACGGCTCCTTGGTTTTGCAAGAAAACAACGGGCAGATTTATCTCTAGAGGTTTTCATGAAGACGAAGCAGGCTCTCAAAGCGCATATGGCCAAAGGTGCAGGTGCCCATCCGGATCCGAACGCCAAGAAGTTGGCTAAGGGCGGTATCACTTCTCTGATGGCCAAGAAGTATGGGCGCAACATGGCGCAAGTGATGAACCAGCGAGGGTCCAAATGAAGAACAAGCAGCCTACGAAGATCCCGGTGCCGCACACCGCCGGGTATCCTGAGACGGGCATCGGCAAGGATGATGTTCAAGTCAAGGGGCGGTTCATGGCCGGCACGGGCAACAAGGTGTACAGCACTATGCGTGGTGCTGGCGCTGCGGTGCGTGGCAAGCGGTTCCTGAACAAGTACATCTGATACATCGTGAACCTCGTTCAGCTTAGAACTGCGATAGCGTCGTATACGGAGAATACGTTCTCCACGGCGGACCTTGACACGTTCATTCAGCAAGCTGAGCAGCGTATCTACAACTCGGTGCAGTTGCCGTCGTCGCGGCAGGCGACGACGCTTGTAACGACCGTCGGGGTGGACTTCGTAACGCCGCCGATAGGCGTGCTGGACTCGGGGGCTTCTACGTTTTCCGGGCAGTATCTCGCACCGTACTCGCTGGCGGTTGTGGTGCCTCCGACGCAGGTTCGTCAGTTTCTGCTTTTCAAGGATCCGACCTTCATCCGCTCTGCGTTCCCGAACGCAGCGCCGGGCACGGGGCAGGGCATTCCGACGCACTATGCGCAGATCGGCGCTAACTTGCTGTTGGGCCCCACCCCAGATGCAGTCTATACGTTGGAACTCGTGTACTTCGGGTACCCTTCATCAATCGTCGCAGGAGGCGGGGACCCAACGTACCTTGGAAATAATTTTGACTCCGCTCTGCTGTATGGCGCGCTCGTTGAGGCGTACATCTTCATGAAAGGCGAGCAGGATATCATGGCGGCGTATGATGCCAAGTTCAAGGAATCCCTCGCGCTGCTGAAGCAGCTTGTGGACGCCAAGCTGCGGCAGGATACGTACCGATCCGCACAGGTTCGATACCCGGTAACTTAGTAGTTTTTTGTTCTTTTCAGGCAGGGTGCGCTCTGCAGCGGACAAAAACATAAGGTAGAAAATAATGGCATTAGCACTTGTCCGAAGTTCTAATCTCGCGCAAGCCACGTTTGTCAATCAGGCGACATGCCCGACGGCAACGACCGCAGCCGCAACTGCTGGTAACTGTAAAGTTGCTATTTGCGCGGTGTTTCGGCAGGGAGTTCCGTCCGGCAATTTGGTGGACAGCTACGATTTTACGACTGGTGCAGGCACTGTCAATGATTTCCACGACTGTCTACCAAGCTGCGAGCAACTCTTTTAAGTCAGAGTTGCTTCGTGCAATTCACGATTTTTCTGCGGGTACGGGAGATACGTTCAAGATCGCACTCTACACAGCGAAT